GCCAAGGGGTTCATCTTAACGCGACCCGATTGCCAGCCCTCCCCGAACAGCGAATTGAGTGACCCGCCAAGGTTTTCTTCGTCAACATCCTTCCCCATCACCCGCTTAATTTGCGCGACATCTGTTTGATCGCCAGGGAGAGCGACAAATCTTCGCCCCTCAAACGCCTCAACCGGAAGCGTGTTTTGTATGAAGTCAGCCGCTTTAGGGTGCGCTTCCGTCACAAGCCCAGCGTCATATGCGCGTTGCCGCTCAAGCGGGATAACTTTATCGCCACCGAAAGTGCCGCCATACGAAGGCTTCGTGCCAACCACTCTTTTGTTTGACGGGTCTTCGGCTTTCTCTAAAGCCTCTCTTGAGATGCGGCTCTGTTCATCAAAATAATTACGCCGCGCCCTGACGGCATCATCAAACCCTAGCGCCACTTCATCATCTAAAAAACTCTTACCTTGGCCGATTTTTGCTGGAGCAATCTTACCACCAACATTTGCGCCCAAAATCCCTTCAGGCATCATCCGTAGGCCGGACATAGCGGCCAGACCTGTGCCACCAATATTCGCAATCAAGTTCTTCGTGACTTCACCCGAGGAAGGCTCACCGTAATACTGACCCATTGCGTCAGACTTCATTGCTTCGATAGGTTCCGCAATCATGCCTAAAACGCCATTGACAATATCAACCCATGGTGTGCCACCCGTCTGCTGAAATGAGCGGTGCCTCGCCCGACGCCTCACATCGAAACGGTTACGCTCCGCAAGCAATTCCTGCGCTGGTGTGTCGTTAAGCAGTCCCATGTCAATGCACCGTCATTCCACTGTATCCAAAAGTCCCATAGGCTCACCGTTCCGCTCCAGCAACTTCATGCGGTTCAGAACGTCTTGGTCCCAGGTGACGTAGTTTCGGGTTCTGCCATCAATTTCCGCCGCCACCGCTTCGGCTTCCGCTTTAGTCTTAAACCTATCAACGGGGCGCGGGTCATTTCCCCAAAAAACATCATACCCGTCATCTGCCTTAACAACCTTCGGGGATGCTGCCGTTCTGCTTGATCCGTCATAGTATTTAAGGCCGGGGATGCCAGCGCGGGCGAGGGCTTCGGAGGCGGCTTGTCTACTAGAGCCTCTTGCTGCCGCCCTCATGTCTGCCGTGGCGTCTAAAGGCCAATCAATAGCACCATTCCTGTTCATCAATTCTTCGTAAAGCCACCGACCCGTTACTTGGTCAGGACTGACATTACCCAGAACGTCAAAAACAGATTGATTGTTTATCTCTCGCTCAAGTGCAGACTTTTCCATCTGCAATCGCGCAAAATCACCAGTGTCACCCGAGAAAAGTTCATCGAAAGACACATCGGCATTCGGCGCTTTCGCTTTCATTTCAGCGTCAATCTCGTTTAGGCGTTTATTGATCTGAGCATCACGGGCAGCGTCCCGCTTCAGCCCTAATGCAATTTGTACACTCTCCGGCTGCTCACTCAGCGGCTTATCCCAATCCAGATACCGCGCTATGTCCTCGTCGGGGAGGTCGAGCTTGTAGAAATATCCGCTATTTTGAATAGCGTCCCGCAGCGCCGGCGACGGGTCGAATGCGTCAAGGTCACGATACGCGGCGGAAATTGCCTGTGACGGATAATCAAACCCTAGCCAATCATCAGCCTGCAATGCGCCCAGAACGCGCTCTTGGTATTCGTTAAAATGGCCCGTTCCGACCAAATCCATGACCTCGTCAAAATCCGCGTCATCAGGGAGGGCATCACGGAATTGGCGAACGGTGTCTTTATAAGAAAGGTTGCCCCGGTATTGCTTGGCAACCTGCGGCGCCCCCGCGTCATACCGCCCCCAGCCGTAAGCCTGAGCGCCCTCGCCCTTGCCAATGTGCTTGAGGCTTTCCCTGACACCCTCGGGGCCGTACTTATGCGGCCCGCCTTGCCATACGTGCATACCGAGCGAACCCGCAGGGACACTCCCAACGCTGCCCACGCTGCCAAGCATCGCCGTATCCATGGCAAGCTGCGTAATTTCATCCGGGCTTATCGTGTTGTTGCCCATCACCGCGCCGCCGAACTTCTCCATACCCGCGAGCGGGTCATGCAACAGCCCAGGCAACGCCCATTCCGTGCGCGAGTGCGGGTTGTTCCGAAACTCGACATTGGCGAACGGCAGCAACGCGCCCCGGTAGGTCACAACGCGGTCATCAAGCAAACCAACCATTACAGCGCCCCATCCCCAACGGCATCAACGTCGATGCCCTGCGCGTGCGTCCACGTCCCGCCCGCCGCGATGTTGATCTGCATTCGAAAGTACCGCGCCGAGCGCGAGAAATGCGCCATGCCGTCAGCGTCAACGGAATTAGGCCCGTCCGTCGTCAGGCTGGCTTGTGTCGTGTCCCGGTACTTCAGCCCGACCGTCACCGTGCCGCCGTCCACGTAAGGACGCACGCCAGACAAATAAACCCGCTGCTTGGGGTCCCCGATAAGCTCGTTACCCCCAACCTCGCCCGTCTCAATGGTCGCGGCCAAGGCGCTGCCGGTAAACCGGGCCAGCTTGTTGTCGGTGTCGAATGCCGAGAGGATCAGACGCCCGCCCGTCCAGGCGCGCGAGTCGGGGCCGAAGGGTGCCGTGTCAACCGTGTAACCAAGCCCGTCCGCGTTATCCAAGTTGTAGCCTTGCGTCAGGTCGCGGAAGATCATTTCGCAGTCAATCTCGCCGTGCGACCATTCATCCAGATTCCAGTGATAGGCGATGTACCGGGACGGGTTGCCGGTAGCCGTGCCGTTCTCGGGATACACCCAAAACACCAGCTTATTGATGGGATCAGCGGCGCCGTAAACCCGATAGAGGTAGGACTGATCGACCTCGCCCCAAAACCACTTATCGACACGCTGCGCGCCGATGGGCGCCGATGCCGTGCCGTTGGTGCGGTAGAACCCATCTTCCGAGATGTAAAAGGCTTCGGTGCCGTTCGATACCACCGCATTAGGACAGGGCGTGCCGCGCGCGTTCTCGACCTTATAGAAGCCGAACACCGTGGGGCTGCCCTCGTACTGGACCCGGTAGATCGACGTATCCATGAAGATCATGCCGTCAACTTGGCCAACCGCGCCGACGATGCTTTGCACCCAACCGCCTTCCGGCAGGGTCTGCTTGTCCGACTGCTTTTGCGCCGCATCAGCCGTGCCGATGGTCGGCCAATCCGTGGGGTTGTCGATGGCGCACCACTGAACGTCCGCAGGCGCGTTCGTCAGGTTGCCGATAAAGACGAAGTTGCCGATAACCCCGACATGCCGCCCGGTCGGCGGAGAACCGCCAAGGTTCGAGAATGCGCTATCCGAACCCATCAAATAGGTTTGCGGCGCCTGCGACGTTCCCACCGCAATCACACGCTCGCCGTATTGGGTGAACTCCCAGGCTTCTTCCGTTCCGAGCGAATAGGTCGTGCTGGACACGTCCGACCATGAAGAAGCCGAAAGCTCGTAGAGCTTGGTCGCATCCCCGGCGAAGGTCTTGACGTTGCCGTCCTGATCCCGCGCCCCGAATGCACCCTGGCAGCGGGCCGTCAGGGCGTCCGTGACGACCGCGAGCGATGACATGGGGGTGTATGACCCCTTGGCGCGAGGCAGCACGTTCTTGGCCACCGTAGCGCCGCCAGTGTTGGCATAAGCCGGCTGGTCGGGCGCGTACTGTCCGAACGGGATCATCTGACCGTCGAATCCACCGCCGCGGCGAGCGGCCCGCCGCCCCAGGATGACCGCATACCTTCAGCCTCAAGCGAGTCCATGCCACGCCGAAGCCCCGCATTCGCAACGCTGACAAGCCGGTCGTTCTTGGTGTAAAAACCCGCCTGTTCCAATGATGCGAAAAGGTAGATGTCCGGGTACGCCAGAAGGAGCCAGTTGTCAGCGTTGGACCCCGAAAGCACGGGGATTTTCTGGTAATACTCAAGCTCCAGCGTGTAGACCGCATCGGGGATTTTGCCGAGCTTGAGATTCGTTCCGATAATTGTGTATTGCGAGGGGGTGCCGGTGTCCGAAGCGCTCGGCCAGTTCCGGTTGATCTGCGCGGGCGTCGCGTAGGTCAGCGTCCGGTATGGGGTGCTTTGCAGGATCAAGGTGCGGGCTTCGAGGAAATCGGCGGGCAGGGCAACCGTGGCGGTGCCTGCGGACGTGGAAAGGTCGGAAGTCGTCACCATGCGGCGGTCGCGGATCGAGCGCTGGAATTCCGCCTCGGCAAGCGTGATGAAGTCGGGAATAACCGAAGTCAGGTCAGACCGCGCCAGCCAAGTGGCAACCGCCGTCTTCAATTCGGTGTAGGTCGTAATTGCCATTTACTGAACAACCCCATAACGCCCGTGTTGCGGATAAGCTGACGACAACAGCGCGGACTTGCGGGGGACGAAAACGTTCACCCCACGGCCACGCAAAAACCCGATGTAGTATTCGGCATTCGGACGCTGGAAGGCGTATTCGCCGTTCACGTCCAGATCGACGCCCCACAGCCCGACCTTATCGCCCGGCTGCATTTCAAGGCAGGCAACCGCCAGCATGACGCCGATGGTGCTTTCGATGTACGGGTTATCTGTCCCGCTCGCCTTGCCTGTATTCTTGGTTATCGCGTCCCAAGGGATCGCCTTGGATAACGTGACTTCCGGTTCCGCCTTGGCCATGTGGACCGTGGCGCCCAACCCGTTCAGCCAATCGACAATCTCTGGGCGCGTCGTGCATTTCGGGTAGTAGCCCCCCGTCGCCCAATAGTCGTGCGGTTCGAAGTAGACATCGACCCGCTTGCGGCATTGCCACGGCAGGCCCCAAATCTCCCAGGCCGGATCGTCGTAAGGCGCCTCGTGGGCCGTCGTCGGCGCACCGCCGACAATCGCAACCCGCCTCATGCGCCATGTTCCTTGGCCAACTCGCTACGGCGAAGATTTAGAATCTCCATTTCCGCAGAGGCCGTCGCGTCAGCCATCTGGTGCGTGAACGGCATCAGGCCGACATGCTCGACCAGCTTGGATAGATCGTGGTCTACCCAAATATCGATGCCGGCGGCTTCGAGCTTGCGGCAGAAATACGTATCCTCGCCCTGCCACACCACGTTATGCGGCGGGATCGTGGTGAAGTTCCAAAACGGCAATTCAATCGCGTCGTAAACGTTGATGTCCGTCATCATCAGGCCCATGCCGACGTGGCGAACCTTCTCAAGCCCGGTGCTGTCTTCCTTGGTGAAGCACGGCCCGACATGCTCGTCGTTCTCGACGTAAGCCACCGGCAGCGTCGGCAGCGTCCTACGAACGTAATTCGCCGCCACCACCGCCTTGCCGTGCGACAACATCTGCTGGATGGTGTCGTGCGGGAAGTACATATCGGAATCGACCCACAAAACATGCGTCGCTTCCCACTTCCACGCCTTGGCCAGCGCTTTGGCGCGAACCTCGGGCAGCATCGACCCGGTAGCCGAGATTATCTCGACCTCTTTCTTGTGGTCGTATTCGCAGGCGTTGAAGCAATCCACCATCTTGGCAATGCTCCAAGATGTCTTGGCCGTCCACATGCCATTGGACGGGACGCAAACCGCGATTTTCAAATCCATCAGAGGCGCCCCTTCCAAGTGCGGAACCGGGCATTCAATCCGTCGTTCGCCCACTTCTTCCAGGCTTCCTTGTCGTGAAACCATCCATCCCGGAAAGCCTCATCCATCACCGCCTGGGGGATGTAAGCCGCGTGCCGGAAATCCTTCCCCGGCGCCTCGTCGGCCATGATGCTCGCCGCCTTAACTATCGGCTCGCAATCCTCGACGGTCTGGATTGTGAAATCGTCGGGAGCGTTCTCGCTCCAATGAAACACTTCTTTTCTGTTGCCGTATGAGTCCAAAAGGATTTTTCGGTTGCTCATGGGTACTCCAAAAGAGGAAACGGGGGGCCGAAGCCCCCCGCCCAAGGTTAGGTGGTAATCAAGTCGGCAACCACGCCGTGCGCCGCCTCGTTGCACATTTCAAGGGCGTATTCCGCCACGATGAACTTGCGCATCGAGTCGCCGATCTTCGCGAGGTTTTCCGTCTTGTACGGACGGAGCCAGGCCATCTTGATGTACTCGGGATCGAGCACGAAGGCCGAGCGCTCACGCTGGAAGCGGTTGGGGACCACCTTCAGCTCACCGAAGTCCGAAGCGTACAGCGAGGCCGCACCCTGGATTTTGTCTTCGGCGATGTTCTGGCGAGCAGACGAGCGACCGGTGAAGGCCGAGACGTACTGCTTGTTGACCGGGCCGACCATCAGGACGGACGGGTCGCCGCCGCTCGACCAAACCGACTGGATCACCGTCTTCAGCAGCGCCTCGGTAAAGGCCCGCTTGTCGGTGTTGTCGGTCGCGGCCTGATCGGCACCAGTGGAGTCGGCGCCTGCCGTGTCGGTCGAAGTGCCCCGGCTGGTGTTGGTCGTCAGGAACGACTCCAGGGAGCGGGTTTTCCGCGCCGTGGTCGTGGCGCCCGCGTTGTAGCCCTGGTTCTGCGTGACAACGCTCTCGATGTCGCGCTTCAGTTCCTTGGCGACTTTCGCCAGGAGGTAAGCGACTTCCGAAGAACGGCCAGCCTTGTCCACGACTTCCTGCGTACCGGACACCGCCAGGGACTTACGGGAAATCTGGCAGTAGTTCTGCACGCGGGTCGTTGCAACCGAAGCCGCCGGCGAAATGTCATCGCCTTCAAGCTGCGCGTTGGTGGACGAAGCGGAGGCCAGTACGTCGGTCTGCCACTCGTGAAGGACAGCGCTGGCCTTGCCTTTCTTGGCCATGCTGATGAACGGGGTGTCGGTCGGGCTGATGTCGTGGATAACGTCAGCCAAATCTTCCCGGTTGCCCACCGCCGCAAAGGTGGTGAAGCCGTTGGTCGTAAGCGTCATTGTGGTCTACTCCTAATTGGACATTGCAAGGATCGCCGCAGCCGCGTCCTCGACGCGGCCCGACTTCTTGAGGCGGGCGCGGGTTTTGGCCTGCAATTCTTCCTTGGAGTTCCTGTTGGTCGCCGGTCCCGGTTTGACCACCTTGGGGGCCTCTCGGACCTTCTTATCGACAGCCGGCTTCTTGCTCTGAAGCTGCCGCCACTTCATGGCGTCGCGGACGACTTCGAAGTGGTGGGCATAGGCCAACTGACCGATTTCCGTGTCGGAGAATCCCCTGTCCCGCATTTCCTGTTGGATTTCCTGAACCAGCTTTTGACGCTGCTCGGTGGACTTCCATTCGGGTATGCGTTCTGCCAGCTTTTCAGACTCGGCCTGGACGAGTGCCCTAGCGGCTTGCTCGCGCTCCGCAGCCGTCTGCTGTTCGACGCGCTGCCGCTCGATGGCCGCAGCTTGGCGCTGCAACGCGGAGCGGTCGTAGGCGTCTTTCTGGCGAAGGTATTCAACGGGGTCGGAATCCAACAATTCCGGCGATGGGGCTTCCATCCTCGGAATTTGGGACTCGAAGAATTGCAGCGCTTCAACGTAACGCTGCCTCTCATGCGCAATCGCATCCTGGGCCGCTTTGGTTTCCTTGCGGATCGCAGCAGCCTCTTGCGTCTTGCGCGTGTAATCGGCGTGGCGCATGTAGCCTTTGACAAGCTCGTCCTCGGTGACCTCCGCATCACCCACTTTCCAGGTGCGCGGGGGTTCTTGGTCGCCCTCGTCTTCAGCTTCAGGTGCCTCCGGGTCGGTGGCTTCCGCCTCCTCGCCTTCCGCCGTTGCCTCGCCTTCGGGGTAATCCTCCGGGTCGGCTTGCGCTTCGGGTTGGGCTTGCGCCTCGTCCTCGCGCTGATCCTCGCTGGCCTCGGGTGCAGCCGGGGGGCTGTCCAATAGGTTCGCGATACGGTCTGCTGCGGACAGCAGATTGCTTTCGGCACTCCCTTCCGGGTTGGTGTCGGTCATATTTAAAAACTCCTACGTTACAACAAAAACCCGCGCGACCTCATAAAGGCGGCGGGTGGTTTTGCCCCCTTGCTTTGATTGCAGTGGGGGCACAAAAGTTGAATATTTGACGGATAATTTGATCCGCCGGATGAAAGAGGCTCGATATGGTCAATGTGATATTTTTCTAATCTTACCCGGCAGCACGCACACCTCCCGCGCTGCGCCGCTCGAATCCTATCAATATCACCATCGCTAAAGCTGCCGTCTGCGCCGCGGCGCAACGCATCTCGCTTCGCCCAATGCTTTCGATATTTGTGCTTATTTTTGTGGTAGCTTTTCCGGGCTTGAGCGCGAATTTTTTCTAAATCTTTCAACCTGTATTTTTTGTGAAGCTCACGCTTCCGAACGCGCCACTCCTCGGGCGTGTAAATCCTCTTTCTGCCCACACCTATATCCTTCCATGGGAAACCGCCGCATCACTGCGGTGGGGGAAAAGTCCCTAACGATTTATGGCCGCGATTTGATGGCGGGCCAGTTTGCCGCTCTCGATGTAGGTTTCGAGTTGGCGGCGTACCTTGCGGACGACCTTAATGGCCTCCGCATACCGAAACCGGCCAACATCATCAGCCGGGTCGCACTTCAAGAGTTTGGCGAGGTATTCGTCCTCGGACTCTTGGATAATTTTCTTGAATACGTCATCGCGCATCAGAAGCGCGGCGGTTTCGCCCAAGCGGGCCTCGTCTTCGGAAGTCAACCTATCGCTCCGCCCATGCGAACGGGGGACGCCATGCCGCCCATCGACCGCTCATGCTGCAACTGTGCCTCCATGAGCATCTGCTCGCGCTTCAACTGCATTTCCATCTGCATCTGTTCGCGCTTCAATTCCGCGTCCAGTTGCATTTGCGCCGTCTTGGTCTGGTATTCGACGCCGGCCTTGATTTCCGCTTTCTTCTGCTCGACCTGGGCGTCCAGCATCGCTTGGGCTTCAGCCGGGTCTTGCTGCTGGCCCTGCTGCATCTGACCGTCGCCAGGATCGGCAAAGAACGGGTCCACATTGCGGAAGCCCGCCACGTTCACCAGTTTCTCAAGCGTGTTGTAAACGTGCTTCGGCGTCACCATGCCGATGCCGCCCTGCTGTAGCCCCATGATCTGGTACTGAAGTATCTGGTTCAGCATCGCGGCCTGGCCCTGCTTGTTGCCGTGGCCCAAGCCGACGTTGATAGACACGTCCATCTCGGCATTCCACGAGCGCGGATCCATCGGCACCCACTGATTGCGGAGCCGGATAACCCGCTCCTTGTCTTGGTGCGACGTGATGATCTTCAGAATGTTGCGGAACAGGTCTTTCACGCCCGTCTCGGCAAAGATGCGCGCAATCAACTCGACCCGCTGCGCCGATGCGTCATGGGCGTATGTCGCCGCCGTGGCGCTCTGGTTCTGCAATGCTTCCGCGTCAACCTGGGTGGCCGGCGCGCTGCCCGTCCGCATCTGCTTGATGTTATCGAGCATTTCGACCATCGGCATGGACGCGGCGGCGGTGAACGGCACCACGATTTCACGCGAGGCGCCAATAGCCTTGACGCGCTTAATGCCGCCGGGGCGCGAGGTTAGAAAATCGTCCATGTTGACGATTTGGTTAGTGTCAACCTCTCGCTCGGGGTTGTTGGTCAAATACAGGTTGTCCAGCATCCCGCGCATCAGCGCCGTCTTGATCCGGGCGATGTCATCAACCAAGTCCGCGATGGACAGGCCGAAGAACTTGTGCGGCGTGCGGATCGGGCAAAGGTCGGAGAACGGCACGCGGTCAACTTCCTCGTGCGCCAGCAACTCGACCTGACCCACGCCGCCAAGCGATACCTTGACCAGTTCCGCCAGCCCGTCGCGGTTCAGGTCGCAACGCATGTAGCCCTCGGTATAGGTCACATAGGCCGTGGAATCGTCGGTCGCGTTGGCGCCTTGGTTGAATTCCTCGTCCGCCATGCGCGTCTCGCGCTCGCCGGTCTGGAAGTCCGTATCGCCCTCGTCGCCCAACGCCTCGACCTTGGTGCGGTCGAAACCCATCTCGATTAGCTCGCTGCGCGTCTTGCGAACGCGGTGGCCGACAAAGATGGCGTCCTTGATCGTCTTGGACCGGCTGGAAATCAGGAATTCCTCGGGCGGCACACACTCGATGCGAACCCGGCCATCGTCCATGGTGCGCTGGATTTTGATGTCGTGCAGCGTGACGCCGAGTTCTTCCTCAATCTCGACTTCGGTATGTTCCAGAACCTCAACGTCGTCGTCAACGAGCTTCAGGACTTCCTCGTCGGTCAGGCCCGCGTAGGACTCGACCACCTTCTTTTCGGTCTTTTCCCACCAGTGCTTGACGACGCCGACCTTCTGCAACAGCGCGTCCTTGAACCAATCGTGGAACACCAGGAAGCCGTTGTTGTCGGCGTTGAAGATGAATTGCGCGTAGTCGGTCGCCTGCTCGGCAACAGCTTCATCCTCGGGGCCGCTCGGCTCGTACTTCACCACGTCGCCGGATGCGAAGATGCGAAGCAGCGACGGCAGCATCCATTCGACGGTTTCGAGCGTGTCACGCGATACGACGCTTGAACGCCCGGCAATCTCGTCGCCGTATTCCTCGCCATAGTACCGCTTGAGCGCTTCCTCGCGCTCACTGACGATTTCCGACGAGGAAAAGCCGACGCATTCACGGATTGCGGCTTCCGCAGCGGCGCGCAACTCCGTTTCCGTCATCGGCTTCTTCTGCTTGGCCATCAAATGATACCTCGGTTGTCGTATTTCAGTTCTGCCTTCCAGCCCTGCCGCGACGTGACGGCAAAGCGAAGGCACATGATTGCGTAGCGCGTCGCGCTCATTAGATCGTCGTATTCCTTGACCACCTTCCCGTCTTTGCGGTGGTAAAGGCGGAACTCATCGAACCATTCGGACAGGTGCGAGAACACCTTGAAGCGCCCGGTCTGCATCCGGTCGAGCATGTCCATCAACCCAGCCTCGACGCCGCTAGAACCATCATCGAACATTGCCCGGTCCTTGAGCATGTCCAGGCCCTGCTCGCGGTATTGCTCCGCAAGCTGTGTCCCGCTTCCCTTGTCGTGCTGTAAGCCGTCGTGGGGCCACGCCCAGGGCAGCCATTGCGTCCCATCCGGCGCGCGGCCCCAAGCCTTCAAGGCGCCCGCGTGGATAACCGGCGTGGCCTCCCGCGCCCGATAGGCTGCGGTGACGTAAACCGTGTCCGCGTCCCGGTCCCAAGCCAGCTTGACGCCAGCCGTGGGGTGGTCCCATCCGAAGTCAATGCCGCCGATCTGTACCCAATGCGGCGGGATGTCTATCGGGTCCGTGCTGATGGCGCTTTCCTCGACCGGGAAGATGCGCCCGCTGCCTAGTGTCGGGATGCCCTTGGCCCGCGCCTCGCGCTCGTGCGCCGGGTAGCTCGCGATAATCGCGGCGCGTTCGGCGTCTGTGTAATGCTCGGCGTCGTCAATCGTCATCCGCGTGACGTGGCGGGTCATTGGCCCTCGTTCAAAAACATGCGAACAACCTCCGACATGCCGAGCAGCGGGGTGAACGTGACCAGCACCATGCCGCCCGTCGCGTTAGTGCGCGTCATGCCCTCGGTGTAGATGTCGAGCGGCGGTTCTTCATCGAACCAAACCCCATGCAGCGTCTCGCCCTGCCACTTCTCGCGGCCCTTCTCATAGGACTTGAACGCAATCACACTCTCGCCGCCTGAAACGTGCTTCACGACCACGCTATCAAGGGCATCAGGAACGCCCCTGGCGCGCTGTGTAGCAACGATGTCGTCGCCCGGTATGGCCCCTGTCCCCCACTCGCCCTCGCGCTGTGGCGGGCCGATAAGGACGCGCTGCGGGTTGTCTCGGGTGCTTTCGCCCGTCACACCGGATGCCCACCACTTGGTAGGCTCAACGAACCGTCGCCCCGTCCACCAATCGGGATACTTCCCCGTCGCATGGATGGCGACCTCGAAGCCGCCGGCAACCGTCTTCCCCAGCTGGTTACCCGCCATGAACAGCCGCTCGCGGTGTTCTGCGCCGGCCTCATGGAAATCACGCTGTTTCGGGTATGGCCGGTAATCCGCCAGCCGGTTCCGCTTCCTGCGCCGTTCCAGTTCCGCCCGGATCGTCGCCAACTCCACCGCCTGCGGGCGCGTCAAGTATGGTGACTTCGCCGGTAATGTCGCGGATACGCTCAAGGAGTTCATCGTCCGTCATTTCCTCGATTGGATTGACGTTGACGGTGAACTCTTTCGGCAGCAGCGAAGCGCAGACCTTCAGATATTCATGGGGCTTGTCCCTGCGGACGGTAGCAATGGCGTCAACGCCGTGTTGCTGGAAATCATCGTGCAGCGCGGCTATGAACGCCTCGCCTAGCTTGTTGCGGCTGCCCTTGGGGCGCCCGCCGAGCTTGTTACCAGGGGCAAACTTCCCCCGATTATCGAAACCCGTTAAATCGCCGTTAGGTTTCGTCTCCACTCGCAATCCCCTCCGGGTTGTTGCGCTTCCATTGAAAATAGATCGAGCCGCAGCGCGGGCAGTCGGTTGGATGCGGATGTGATAGGGGCAGGCTTCCGCCCCGCACGTCCCGCTTCCAGGCGTGTCCGCATTCGCAGTAGTAGTCGAAGATCACTCTAGGCTTGTTCCGTCACCTGTTTGGCAAGGTTGGCAACCGCCAGCCGCGCCCATAGACGTTTTCGACATCAACCCCGAACTCTAGTAAAGCTCGCCGCAAATGGTGAATGTGCTGCTTTGCGGCGCTGACCCAGGTGTCTGGCATTGCGTCTGGGTTTGGCCAAAAAATTTCGGACAGGTCTGCCACGCTAACTAGCGGTTTGCACATGAGCGCGAACAGCGCTGCGGCCTGCTTTGGCGGGATGCGTTTTTTACGCTCCCCGTCTGTCAGGACGTATGGCCGCGTCACGCTGACCTTAACAAAAAAGCGCCTCGCGGCTTCCCGCTGGCGCACCAAACCTAGATTACTCATTTCTACCAAATCACCGGCCACTTTGTCAAGCACCTTCACAAGCGATAGTGCGCGGCCAGGAGGTCGAGGACTATCCGTAGCGTCCCAACGGCTTCCCGGCGATCCGGCGCGGCCTTCAGGGGTTTCTCCAACCCGACGTAATCCCATAGCCATGATGCGCCGATCTGGCCCACGGCTCGGCACGCCTCTGCAATGCGCTTGCGGGCGTCGGCAATCTGCCTTGCGCGTTCCGGTACTGACCCACTGGGGATGCGCCCGAACTGCATGGTGGCGTAGTTGTCGGTCAGGCAGGCGTTGTAGAATTCAATATTGAAGATGTTGGCCGCGTTCAAGTGGCGCGGTTCGATCTTCCCTTCCCTTTGCCAGCGTTCAAACACGGATAGCCGGCGGGTGCGGTAGACGCCGGCAATACCAGTTTCCTCGATGGCGTGAGGCTCGCCGGGGTCGGGCTTAATCAATTCGATTTGGCTCATACTTTTTCGCTCCTGATTTCCCGTCTGTCCCCATTCCCCACTCTCCTATAGAGAGGTGAGAGTGGGGATTTGGGGGACCGTGAGTGTGGGGATTTGGCCTAGATTTCCCCACTCTCGTTTTCAAGTGGCTGTTTTCTGCGGTATTCAGCCGGTCGAGTGTGGGGAATTAGCTCGGCAAATCCCCACTCTAGTAGTTTTGCGAGGTTCGTCTCGACAGTGGTGTTTGCCACGCCTGTTTCGCTTACTATTTCGCGAATTGTTGCCCCGTTTATGTTCTCTAAAAATTGTATGATTGCGACTTGATTTTGGGATAATTTTTGCCGCCGGCCAGCGAACAGCCCTTCGTCTTCCATAACGACGCAGGACTTTTTGATCTCACCGTCGGGACCGACCGGGCATTCGATTTGTTGGAGCCGGAGGCGTATTGGTGGGGCTTCCTCGGCGTCTTTTTGCTTGGTGGTTTTGAGGGTGATATTGGTCATGCCCTCGATCTTGGTAATTTGGATTTCGGTATCGAGGGCGGCGCGGAACGCGCTGGAACCTCTGGCGCCTTTTTCGGCGTCCTTGCCGGAATGGTGGATAACGAGGACCGTGCAATTGTAGCGGGCTTGGATCGCGCCGCAGTTAGCGACAAACGCCATCATGTCTTTTGCGGTGTTTTCGTCGCCTCCGGCGAATGCGCGGGCGAGGGTGTCGATGATGACCAAGCCGGGGTTGATGCTATCCAGGGCGGCGTAGAGGTCGGCCAGGTCTTGCTTGGCGTCGAGGAGGTTGACGGCTTCGCCCAGGAAGTGGAATGGCGCGGTTTCGGTGTCGAGGTTGTGTTTTTGGTCCCATGCGGCGATGCGCGCACCGAAGCCTCCGGCGCCTTCACCGGCTATGTATGCGACGGTGGTGGGTTTGACGTTGTGGCCTTGCCACGGCTTGCCGTGGGCGATGGCGAGGGCGATGTCGATAGCGACAAAGGATTTGCCGGCGCCGGATGGGCCGTAAAGGCAGGCGAAGGTATTTTCGATGATGAAATTGTCGAGCAGGAAGGACGGCGGCGGGGCTTTTTTGAGTGCGTCGGCCTTGCGGAATTGGAAGCGGCTTTTAGGGGCCGTGACGGCGCCCAGTATGGCCCTGATTTCATCCGCGTCGGTGTCTGCGGCGTCCCACCTATCCGGCTTGCCGTGAGGCGGCTCTACGGCGCTTAAAACGCATCCTAGGCCCCTTAAATATGAGATTAGTTCTTCCTGCCATTGGACGCCGGCTTGGTCGTTATCGCGCCAAAGCGTGATTTGTTTTCCGAGGATCGGTGAGAAGTCGGTTTTTTCGGGTGGGGCTTTGGCGCCGCTCATCATTGTGGTGGCGGTGAAGCCGGCGGCGTTGATGGCGTCGGCTGTTTTTTCGCCTTCGCAGAGGATGACTTTTTCGGCTTTTAGAAGCGCAGGGATGTTGTAGAGCGGGCGCAGCCCTTCGGGCGGCGCGTGGCGCTTGGTGGTGGCGTCGTATGGGCGATATGTTTTATTGCCGTTTTGTTCATAGCGGTAGACGGTGGCAATAATGATGCCGTCCTTGTCGAGATAGTTCCAGGCGCCGGAGGGGGCGCCGAGGGGTTCGTCCTGGCGTTCCGGCTGTTGTGCGCGGGCCTTGGCTTTTGGGCTTGGCTGGAATGCGCGGTCGGACCAGCCGAGCCAGGCGGCGAGTTGGTCGCAGGCTTCGGTGAAGCCGACGCCTTCGGCTTGTTCCCAAAGCTGGATCAGGTTGCCGCTTTCGCCTGTGGCGTGGTCGATCCAGAGGCCAGCGTCGGGGCCTTCCAAGGTGATTGACAGGCTTTCGCCCGGTTCGCCGTTGAGGCTACCAATGCGGCCCTCGCCGCGTCTTATGGCGATGCGCGGGAATAGGCGGGTGACATAATCCCTGATCCGTAGTTTGAGCGCGCGGGTGATTTCATCCGCGTCGATCCGTTGCGGCGCTGGCGTTAGCCGTGGCGCCGTATTGAAGTCGAAAACATTGTCCATTTACTGCCCCCAACAGCGGTCTTGAAAGTCACACCATTTACAGAGATAGAAGTCTTGATTTTGCGCTACGCGCGGCAGGAGTTCTTGCGCTTCGGTTGCCTGGATGATGCGGAGCGCCTTGTCGCTGGTTTCCTGCGCGAGTTTGGCGTCGAACGGGACCAACTCAAAATAGAGTTCCTGGGTGTCGGTGTTTCGCACCGTGAACACGGCGGGATTTTCGGTCAGGTCGAGATAGGCTTGATAGATTGCGATCTGCGCTGCGTAGGTCGGGTTAGCTTTAGCGACCTTTTCTTTTAAGTGCTTGGCGAACGATTTGTTGCCGACCGCCTTGTGTTCCCATAAGGCCGGATATTTCAGAACATTGTGTCCCGCGACGAACACGCCGTCTGCGTGGCCGGAAAACTTGCCGTTCAGGGCCTCGAAGCCGAACTGCCCGCCGCTTGGTTTTTGGGTGCGTAATTCAAAGCCAGCGGCCTTGAGTAGCTTGGCGGTGTCGTCTTCGTAGTAGTGTCCGGCGGCGAACTTGCGGAGCGTGATGCCGTCGAAATTTTTTTCCTTCGGCGCGCCCGCATAGTCGTACTGGATCTGGCGTTCGCATTCGCGTCCGATGCCGCTGGCGCCGAGGTATTCCCGGCGCGGCTGTTTATTGTTTTCCGCGACAAGCGCGGCGTCGATGAGTTGGTTGATGACTTCGCCGGGCTTGGGGCGGTGGTTGAAATCAATGGTCATGCGGCACCGCCATCTGAACATAACCGGCCTCTTTGATGAAGCCTTCGGCGGCGACTTCCGCGAGAGTGTAGATTTGCTCTTTTGTCCAATTGGCCGGGGCTTTGTCGAAGCCGATTTCCGCCAGCACTTCGGCCATGTTTTTGACGGCTTGATCCAGGCCGGCGTTATCCAAAAGGGTTTTGTCGATCATGCGAAAAACTCCATCGTTTCCGGCAGGCGGTCTTTCCAGACCTTTTCCTGCTCGGCGCGCTTGAGTACCCACCCGACGATGGCGGCGACCGCCATGAACTCGATTTCCTCCCGCGTGAGCGTGTTAATTGGGCGCTCCGGGTTGTGTTCGATGGCGTTTTCGAGGATCGGAAATATCGCCTCTGTCGCTGCCTGCGTGGCCTCGCGCTGCAATTCGTCGTGAATTGAAGGGGGCGCCGAAGCGCCCCCCTTGTTTTTCACCGCGCCCATGCGGGGACGGTCCCGGCGGCTTGTGCCGTGGCCTGTTGAGTGACCACGGTTTGCGCGGCCTGCCCGACAGACTGTGCGGGCGCAGGCATCGGCGTTACCGTCGCGCCCTTGTGCTCGGCCATATCAGGCGTGATGATTGCCTTGATCTGGTTTTTGTCGGGGTAGTTGTCGCGCCCTTTCTCGACCTTGAGCTTGGCCTTGAACTGGATGCCGTTGAAGTCGGCCCACCCGGAAATACGGCGGGCGTTCTTGGCGGCTTCGCTTTCGTCGGCGGGATGGATCCCCCGTGCGCTTTCGAGAATGGCGCGAAGGTTGGCGAGCGTGATGTTCTGCGTCTTTTCCGCCTTACCGGCGTCAACCGGCGACGGGTTTTGATACATCATGTTTTGCCAGATTTTCCGTTTGTCGAACGGCCCGCCGATGACGGTGAACTCGCAATCGAGATAGAGCCATCCGGTGTTGGACGACGCCGAGGGCTTGCCCTGGGTCAGCCAACCGCCGTCGCCAGCGTGGCCGGGGCGGATCGTCATTACGAGGTCAACGATAGTGTTTTCGGGAATGACTTCGAAGTCGCCGCCATTCTCGAATTGCTTTTGTGCGTGGTTGAAATCCATAATTTACTGCTCCTGTGTGTCTTGGTTGATCGTGGGAGTGGGGACCGGGGCGGGGAGTGTGGAAACAAGCTGCTCCGGTCCTCTGGTTTTCGGCTGGCGAATTTTAGCCATCAACTTCCCGAGGTGAGGCTCTTCGATCATGTCGAGCCGGCCACTGCGGTCCTTCGCGGGGTAGCCCCAATCGTTGATGGTCTGGCAGACAAAGGCGCGGGCCTTTTGCGTCTCCGAAAACGCGATTTCGGTCATGGTGATGACCTGATCGACAATGCCGGGAAGCTCCAGGCCGGTCTTACTGCCCTCGATCTGTGGCTGGTAGATCGTGCGGTTGTAGTCGTCGGTCTTGGTGTCGAGAATGCCGACGAACCAGACATTTTTCTTCCGCGTGTGCTGAAGGTGCGTCAGCCAACCAATCATCTCTTGGCCGTGCAGGCCGTAAGCGCCGCGAACGTCCGGCTTCCCGGTGCGGTCGGAGAACGCTTGCGGCTGTTGTTTCGACCAAGCGAAGGAAAGCCTGCCGGCGACCGTAATGCTGTCGATAAATACGGTATCGTATTTGTCGAGCTGCGCCGGGTCGCCAAACTCCTGACAGACCGCATCGAAGTGCGCTTGGCTGTATGCGGCTTCCGCCGGCAGCGCCGGGTTGGGACCGCCGATGAAGCAGGCGAAGTCTCGGCATTCTTGCCAAGTCCTGGGTCGGATCGTGTCACCGTTCCAGCCCTCGATGGCTAGCGCGCCGGCTTCGAGGTCGAAGAAAAGCGTCTTCCCTGCGTCTAGCGTCCACACCAGCGAAGTCTTACCGATGCCGCTTGGACCGAAGATGACGCCCTTGATCCCCGACTGTTCCGCCGCGCGCTGGTCGGCGGTGATGATCTGAAATTTACTCATCATCGCCTCCCTTAATCTTGAACGTCTGCTTGCCGGTTTCGACGGTGCGGGCCGGCATCAACGCGCGCTGAGCGTCGGGCGTAGCGGCGATGAACTTCCGCTCGTCCACCTTGACCTCGACCTTAGCGAAGTGCCGCGCCGCTTCGTCAGGCATATTGTCGAGCGCCGCGACCAGGGCGGCTTGGTCCCACTTCACTTTCTTGGGGAGGTCGGCCACGATGGAATAGGCGCCATCGGTGATAACGACGGCTCCGGTGTCCTTGCCGTGGCCAGCACGCAGCGTGGCCGCGAGCTTGCCGTACTTTGCTTCAAGGCCGTCGTCGTAAGTCGCCTTGATTTTCTTGAGGCGGTCTTGCGCCTCTTGGATTTCCCTGGCGAGGTCAGCGAGGATCGCGGGCGGAAGTTCCGCCACGCCATCCGGCGTCATACTCGCCAGGTGGTTCATGTTGAGATTTTGCATCGCTTTGATGCTCCTTTAGTCAGTTACCGCCGCTTCGTTTTGTCGGGGTAGCGGTGCTAGGCCCGACACGGTGAAGCGATTGACCGGCGAGGTATTGGTTATTCCCCCGCAGACCTAGCTTCCGTCTCCATCACCGCGCGGATTAGCTCACGCGCGAGGTATAGGGCGTATCGGCGCTTCAGCGGCCAGGATTGAAAATCATTCGGCTTGTCCGCGTTGATGACGCGAAGCTCAAGGTCGTCCTGTGTGGTGACGATGAATGGCACTGTCGTCATGGCTTGAGCGCCTCGTTAAGTCCGTCCGAGAGGATTTCGACAAGTCGATGAATTTGGCTTTCCGGCTCCTTGCCGGGGGTGCTGATCCAGCCGCCGACCGGGCGGGCGGTTTGGTCGAACTCGATGTGGATATACATCGTGCCGAATTGAGTTTTGACCTTTTGAGTGCGTTGCATTGAACGGGTCATCGCTTCACCATCTCCGCCCATACACGCCACGGCACCACCACCATCGGCTCGGCGTTGTTGCGCTTCAGAAAAAGCATGTCGTTGTCGCCCAACCAACGCTCTAGCGTGGCGAAGCCCTCGCCGTTCTTCCGCGCCTTTACCTCTCCACAGAGCGGCGCGGCGTCACGACCGCGAGCGTACACATCAACGTCGTGTGACTTATCGGCGCCGAATTGGCCGAGCCGCGCATCGATACGCTGCGCGTGAACGCCCAACTCTAGGTGCTTTGCGACCATCTCGCGCTCTACGCGCGCGCCTTTGTTTTTCGAGGCACTCGGCATTAATCACCTAAAAGAAAGTGGCGGGCGACCGAAGCCGCCCGCCGAGGTGGCCGGCTCCAAGCCGGCGGGGGAGGGCCGAAGGGAGGAACGGCCCCAGGGAGAAGCGGCGGCGGGCTGGAGGCTTTCAAACAACAGCCCGCCGCCTTCGGCGCGTGAAAGGAAGAAAGCCACGCCGAAATTTGTCATGCCGCCTCCAAGACGCGCGCCAGCGTGAAGTGCTTCGCACCGAGGTCGCGCAGCTTGGGGATGACCACCATCTTTTCGCGGTGGTCAATGATGTTGTCTTCCATGATTTCCGAGAAGATGCCGCCGAATTGCAGAGTTTCGGTCAGGTGATGGCGCGGGCATATTTCGCGCCTGTCGGTGCGGAACACTGCGAAGCCGTCCGGGCCGATCATCGCGGCCCAAAACGGAGCGCCAAAAATCTGGCCGTATATAGAGAGGCGCGGAAACGGGATCGACCCATCTCGGAGCGTATCGCGGTCGGCGTTGATCTGGTTTTCAGAAATACCAGTGACGCGAGCCAGGTCTTTTACCGGCATCCCTTCGCGCCCGGTGAAGCTGCGGAATACTTGCCGCGCCCTGTCCCGGTTTTGTTCTGTCTGAAAGCTCATTTTGTGATTCCCCTTTGTGTGGTTTTGTCGGCGGCATGGAAAGCCGCTCGTTAATCCGTTTGTTTGAAAAAATCTTGGGGCCGCACTTCAGCACCGACCTTACTCGCGGCGGCGATAACCTCTGGCTGGCGCCGAGCCGGGATAAAACCAGTGCGCTTCCAGTTTTGAACCGCCATAGGCGAAAGATTGAGCGCGCGGGCCATGGGGCGAACGCCGCCGAACTTTTCAATAATGTGATGAATGTGATCCATGGCGGCGATTGTACATTTTTACTTTACGCCGTCAAGTGTATTTTTACGGCATGCCCAAATGGGGGGGGCGAAACATGCTAAAATCTAACATGACGCATGGCAGAACATGACGACACACAACACAGTCGCCGTTATCCAGGCCTTTAATCTGCGTCCACTCCGGGAAATGGCCGGTTTGAAGCAGGGCGAATTTGCGCGCTTGCTTAATATATCGAAACAACAGCTCTACCATTACGAACACGCTTATAAGGGCGTCACGTTACCGACTGAATTGGCGATAAAAGTGCAGACTATTCTAGAACGCCGGGGGCTCGATCTTCGCACCATAGCCTCGACGGGGCCGCTTACTGGTACGGCGCCAGGGGAGCGGGCGCTTATAAAAAATGATGATAAATTGGACGCAATTCTTGGCGTGCTTATTGAAATCCGAGAACTTTTGAAGGAACGCGACTAGGCGGGTAAAAAATTTTGTTCATAATGTAATTTATTTCTTTACTGTGTAAAAAATATGTGTACTATCCCTCCATCGATTGGAGGGACCACATGCAATTCGCCAAGCCACAACTCAAAGCCGAGGCCGCGCTTTTTGAGCGCGACCGCGACCTTTTGAGCATTGCCGCTTGCGGCATCAAACAAGCCATCGAAGCCCTCGACAAAGCCCGCGACCACGACGCCGACATAGCGTTGCTGGAAGATCAATTGGAAATCGTCAAAGACGCCCATCGGGCGCATGTGGAGGCGCTTGCACTGCCATGACCTACGTCGAGATTTTGCGCGAAGAAATCCAAGCCGGGCGCCTGACGCGCCACGCCGCCGTTTGCTGGCTGATCCGCAACGGCATGAAGCCCTGCAAGGTCGCGGAGTTGTTGCCGTGAGTAAAAATTGGGTCGCAAAAGACACACTGACCAAATCCGGCGCGGAAGACCTCGCGGCCAAAATCAAGGCGTATTGGATGGGGCGCGGTTATTTCTGTGAAGTGTGGATCGAGAGAATTTCCGAGCGCCCAGACATCGCGGCTGGTGCGGCCACGATTTACGCCATTCGGTCTGACATGGTGAACGGGTTGCCAAGGGAGGCCGATGCGAATGTGGACTTTTGAGTGGATTATTGAGGCCATTGCGCTGACCGCACTGCTCGCGTCGGCGTACATCGTCGTTGAGCTGATTGGAATGGGATTGTGAAAGATTGCGAGCGCGTCGGTTTTCCCGCCGGCTGGCTGGCCTCCCCCTTGGCCAGCGAGGCCCACACGGCCTCCGCGCCCACCCTTTCAGGCTCGGCCCTTGGGCATGGTCAGGACGCAGCCGTTAACGCCCCATAGTCTCAAAGAAGAAAGGCAAGATGTTACAATGAAAGGTGCTGTTTGGAAGACGCTCCTAGCCATGTGCCACCGCGCGTCCCGGTGGCTGCGGTTGCGGCTGAAACGCCGGCATCTGGTCGGGCCTAAACATACGCCGAAGATCGGCAGGCCGGGAACGCCCGAGCGTGTGAGAGCGGCGCGGGAAATCGCATGAATGACCTAATCGCGAAGATCGAAGCCGCGACGGAAGGCAGCGACGAGCTTGACCTTTTAATCTGGAAGGCGCTGCACCCTGAAGCCGTTAGTGTCGCTGGCGTATGGCGCCACAGCAGCGCCCGCTTTGTCAGCTATCACACCGAGCTTTCGCAAGAGCGGTGGGCCAAGACGTTCCCAAAAAGCGGCCAGAACGAATCCGACTTTCGGCGGAATCAAGAACTCCCCCCCTACACCACCCGCCCCTACGACCTGACGGCGGCGGTGACGTTGATGGATGACGGATGGGAGTGCGGGTTCTTTATCGAGAACGGCAAGGCGCGGGCGTTCGTTGATCTTGAGCCGTCCGATTCCCCCGGATGGAAATCCCATGAGTCCGTGTGCGCCACCCCCGCCCTAGCCATGTGCGCGGCGGCGCTGAAGGCGAAGATGGGATGACCGCACGCCGCCCCGCACTCGATAGGCTGCCAGGATGGCCCCGGATGATGCCGGTCGCCGTCGCTGCCGCCTATTGCGGGGTATCTCCGAATAACATCGGCAAGATCTACGGCGTCGAGCCGGTCAAGCTGAACGCGCGGAGAATCCTGTACGACCGGCACGACTTGGATTTGGCCATTGACCGCGTGAGCGGTAAAGTCTCCCCGAACGACAACCAGGGGAGCGAATGGGATGATGATGACCGTTAGATACGTCGAGCGGTGGACAGACAGACACGGCAATGTGCGGCTCTACTATCGCCGGTCCAGGCCGGGGCCGCGCGTGGCGTTGCGCGGGCCGGAAGGATCCCCGGAGTTTTGGGAAGACTACATCGCCGCATCGGAAAGCCGGGGCGAAACCAGCCAGCGCGGCACGATCCGTTGGCTTGTGTCGCAATACCTCAAAAGCGCCGCGTTCAAGGGCATGAAAACAAGTTCCCAGGTGGTGCGCCGGAATATTTTTGAGCGGTTCTGCCGAGAGCATGGCGAAAAGCGGTATTCGGTCTTACGGGCAAAGCACTTGCGCCGCATCCGCGACAAGATGGCCGACAGGCCGGAAGCCGCGAACGGGCTCATCAAGGCGCTCCGCCAGATGTTCAAGTGGGCTGTTGAAGATGAAGAAATGGACCGCAACCCGGCAGCCGACGTTGCCTATCTCGCGCCGAAGAACAAGGGCGGATTCCACACTTGGGAATTGAGCGAGATCGAACAGTTCGAGGAAGCGCACCCGATAGGCACCAAGGCCCGCCTTGCGCTCGCGCTTCTACTCTACACCGGACAGCGGCGCGGCGACGTGGTGAAGATGGGCAAGCAGCACGTCCGCGACGGCTGGCTTACAGTGACGCAACAGAAGACCGGCAAGCGGATGGAAATCCCGGTTCTGACGGCACTACAGGAAATCATCGACGCCTCGCCGTGCGGCGACCTGACGTTCCTCGTTACGCAGTTCGGCAAGGGGTTCACGTCCAACGGTTTCGGCAATTGGTTTCGCAAGCAATGCGACGCCGCCGGGCTGCCCCTGTGTTCCGCTCACGGCGTCCGCAAGGCCGCAGCTACGCGCCTAGCGCACCTGGGCTGCACCGTGCATGAGATTGCCGCCATAACGGGCCACGACAGCCTTAAGGAAGTGGAGCGATACACCCGAGGCGCGGACCAAAAGCGGCTGGCGGATGGTGTAAAAATAAAGATGGAAGCGAGCAAACCATGAACAACTTGCCCAAACCTGTTGCCCAAACCTTTGCGAAAGTGGCGGATTTCTGCGGTTTTTCGGGGATAGTGGTGCCCAGGGGCGGAGTGCCCCAAGCCTTATGCGCCAATGACTTAGCGCCCAAATTCCCGCCTTCCCGCCCACGGAAAACCAAGCACTTACGCGCTTTTGCCCAACCCGTTCACGGAGGCCAGCGATGAGTGACCTTCTTGAAATGGCAGTTGTCGCCATCTCCCTAGATGCCTCCGTTAATGCGACACGGGGCGACGATGAATGAAAAGCTCAAAGTCCTTGACCTGTTTTCCGGCATTGGCGGCTTCAGCCTCGGGCTTGAGCGGACGGGCGGATTTGAAACCGTCGTGTTCTGCGAGATTAATCCCTACTGCCGGAAGGTTCTGCGGAAGCACTGGCCAGGCGTGCCGTGCTACACAGATGTAAGGGAGTTGGGTTGTGAACAACTGGAGACAGATGGACTTGGAAGAATTGATTGCGTTGTCGGGGGATACCCCTGCCAGCCATTCAGTTTCGCCGGGCAGCGACGAGGCCAGGAAGATGACCGTCACCTCTGGCCAGAAGTTAAAAGGCTCATGGCTACCGTCAGGCCCACTTGGGGATTGTTTGAGAATGTTGCTGGACACGTCAGCATGGGCCTCGACGAAGTGCTTTCTGACTTGGAAAGCGAAGGCTACTCCGCGTGGCCGACAATTATTCCAGCTTGTGCCGTCGATGCCCCGCACCGACGAGACAGAGTTTGGATTGTGGCCCACGCCCTCAGCAACGGACGGGAAGGGGAGCGGGGTGAACGGGGATTTGCGGGACAGGTTGGATTATGCGGTGGAGCGAGGGGCTACGAAAACAAAGAAGTTTTGGCCGACGCCGAGGGCTGGGTCAGACGCGATGTGCGGCGGCAGCGGTCACGCAAAAATGTTGAAGGGGACGGATTTGGAAATAAACCGTGGCTCCCTGAACCCGCAGTGGGTCGAGTGGCTAATGGGATTCCCCGAAGGGTGGACAGACTTAAAGCCCTCGGAAACGCTGTCGTCCCGCAAATCCCCGAAATGATTGGTCGCGCCATCCTCAAAGCGGAAGGGAAAATAGATATGTCCGATTTTGAAACAAGGAGAGACGATGCCTAATCCCTACCGCATCGAAGGCCCAGCGCTGGTCTCATTTTCGGGCGGGCGCACGTCTGGATACCTACTTTGGCACATCCTCGACGCTTTCGACGGCGCGCTACCAGAAAATGTGCATGTGGCATTCGCCAACACAGGAAAAGAAATGCCCGAGACACTAGATTTCGTGCAACGGTGCGGTCAGGAGTGGTCGGTCCCAATCACTTGGCTTGAGTACGACCCGGAGGCCGAACACAAAACCAAGACCGTCAGCCATAATTCAGCCGCTAGGAACGGCGAGCCTTATGTGGCATTAACGGCAGGAAAGGCTTTCCTGCCGAACCCCGTAAAGAGGTTTTGCACGACAGAGCTTAAAGTGCGTCGCTTCAAGGTAATGATGCGCCATTGGCTTGGGTATGACCATTGGTCCAACATCATCGGCATTCGGGCCGATGAGCCCCGGCGGGCGGTGCGGCAGATGAAGCCGACGCGCGATCGCTGGCATAACGTCATGCCGCTGGTCTACGCAGACGTAACGGCGGAAATCGTAGGGAAATTCTGGCAGGCGCAGGGCTTCGACTTGGCGCTTCCGAACATCAATGGCACCACCCCCTACGGCAACTGCGATCTATGTTTCCTTAAATCAGCAGCCACCATTCAGGGCATTATGCGCGACCGGCCTGACCTAGCTAAATGGTGGTTAGATCAAGAGGCTATCCCGCGCGGCAAGGGCGGGGGCGCGACCTTCCGGGCTGACCGCCCAAGCTACGCCGCGATGTTCGACAACGTGAGCCGCCAGGGCGATTTCTTTGATGACGGCCCCGGTATTCTTGATTGCATGTGTACGGAGTGAATGAAATGTCCGCAACCGAAACCCAGGAGCCGGGAAAATGACCGACGCCGACAACGCCAACGCTTTGCGTCCGCAGCGTCCGAAACCCGAGGCCGAAACTGTCTCGCGCTCGTATGGAGAAGCGGACAGACAAACGATTGCCTACGCGATGCCAGATTGTTGGCATCGCCACAACGAACGGTCGCCCTGGTTCCACGTCACATGGAACGGCGCGGCCACACGCTAACGAGCGTATTTTCCTGTTGACGTTATAATCTAACTATGGGATATTTCGTTAGATGATAACGGAGGTTGATATTTGATATGTCTACAATTACCAACATCAAGAACGAATTCGACCAATTCGTGCCTGTTATCAAGGCGCAGGTCGTAGAGCATCTCAATGCGTCATTTGATCGCTTTGAGGCGGAATATGGCAAAGTCGGCACCTATCGCAGCAACGACGCATGGGATCATGGTTGCCGCGAGCAGTCCCGCCTCTATGCCTTCGCGAAATGTGAGCACGGTGGACGCAGCCGAGGCTATAGCGATCCGATGGTCCGCAGCCAGGAGCGCATCGACGGCTTCGCGCAAAAGTGCGCCGAAAATCAGGTCGCCGAGTTCGTCGCCAAGCTCGAAAAGAAACTTTGCGACCTCACCGACTGCGAAGTCTGCGAAGTCAACGGTCCGACCTTTGTCATTCGCGGCAACGTCGGCGATCACCGCGTCGTTGTTCGGCAGGACATCATCTTAAAGCGCTCGAGCAAGGGGACGCTTTTCAATCAATTCCCGGCGCGCATCTACGTTGACGGGAAATTTACGCCCGAAAGCAAATTCAAGGGGTTGGGTGCATGAGCGCCAAATCTACCAAGGAACGCCAGCGCGACCACTACGAGCGCATGAAGGCTGCGGGGATGAAGAAGGTTTGCGTCTACGTCCCCGCCCCAAAGGTGAAACAACTGCGCGACTTCGCGGCCAAGCTCCGCAAGTCCGATTAGGAGCAAGAAGTTAACCGGGTGCGGGTGGCCTAGTTGCCCCACTCCCGCCAATCAAGGAGGAACAGCATGAACACGCAGCACAACGAGATGATGCAGGCTCTTGACGTATTCACCGCCGAGCGCGACCGCCTGCGCGAAGTCAACGCGGAACTGCTGGCGGCGCTTCAATGGGCAGTCAAGTGCGTCGAAACAGGCGCGTGGAAAAACGAAGACGGCGAAACACCAGACATTGAACCCACCCGCGTTGCCATCGCCAAGGCACGGGCTGAGTAAGGCAGCGGCGCGTTAAGCGCCCTGCCTACCACCTCAACAACAGAAACGAGTAATTATGGGCGGCGACACGGTGATATTCTGCCGGCCGTAGCACGTCTCGAAAGACGGAGCGTCTTGTGGGGTTCATGGCAGGCCCCACCCGCCCACCAGACAAACGAGGATTTGACATGCCAATGAAATTCAAAACCGTGCTGCAACAGGTCACCATAGGGCTGATCTGCGATGTGTGCCGGAAGGACACCGAAGGCCGCAGCGACCACTTCGAAATCGACCATGTGTTCGGCTACGACAGCAAACACGACGGCGATAGGGTGCAGGCGGCGATCTGCGATGATTGTCTCGCTGATCTAATAACGTCGCATGTTCCGTCGGCGAAGTGGATTAAGTTTAAATAGGAGGATTTATGGCAAACGGCTTTCACGAAGCATATGGTCGATTAGCCGGGATACACTCTTCCTGCGTCAGTTGGCTGCGGTGGTGGGGGGAACTGCTCAGGCGTAGCCGCATCGTTGTGGCCGCGCCGTTCGCTCGTGGGTGTCCCCGCCCGCCACTTGGAAAACCAACTTGGTTACGTGGTCATCATGGGTCATGGGCCGACTACCTTAAAGTTTCAAAGCAACGCTAGCCCGCCGATGACAAGCCCGCCCTCAATGCCCTCGATAATCCGGTTGTCCCAGTGCGGGCGCACGAACGGCTGCATGGCGTTCGCCAGCAACGGCAGGAACAGGTACAGCCCGGCGTAGGGTGTCAGATCATAGGGCAGCGGGCAACCGATCTGCGACGGGGCTAAGGCGGCGAATAAGGCGGCGGGGCCGATCCATTTGCCGCGCATGACCATGACCTTCATGCTGTCCCATCCATCATAGCCTTGCGTCACGCCGCGACCGGCGATCAGACCGGGGATGATGCCGAGCCAGCCTGCAGCGGCGAAGCCGACCGCAACGCAGAGCGCATAGCCCAGGATGGTCGAGCCGGGGAGACGATGCCAGCCGCCGTCTGTGACGCGCCAAACCGCACCAAGAGCGGTGGCGGCGAGGATCAGGATGATGTCATACATTGCTAATCCTCGAACATCTCACTTATGAACGTGTGCTTCGCCGTCTCCAAAAGCAGCACGGCGGATTCCATCTCTACGGACCCGCGAATAACGAGGTTCCCGTCGTGGTCCCAGCCGATCAGCAGGATTTCCGCAAGCTGGCCCAGGCTGCCTTGTAGAACCTCGTCGGGCGACGGGTCGGCGGGGAACTTTATGATTTCCGCCATCACTTTTTCGCCGACACGGCCCGATCACCCCACCACCAAAGCACCGCGCTTGATGTCATATAGAGGATGGACTGAATAATACTTTCCTGCTGGCCGGCATTATCGGTCCAAAAGAAGATAACCCCTGTCAGCACAACAAGGACGCCAGTTAGCACAGGGCGAACCATGCGGAGCGTATCGATCACCCATTGAGACGCCTTGCCGGTCTTACTGTCGTGTTCATAGGACGCCATGCGGAGATTTGAGGCGGCAACGTCCATCTGGATTTCATGTTCTAGCTCTTTTTCCTTGGCGCCCAATTCGTATTGCAGTCGGGTCAGTTGCATGACCCGCTCATGATCGGCTGCCTTTTCCTTTTCCTTCACCCAGGACTCGGCGAACGAAAACACCCGGCCAAGGAGAGAACCTAAAATCCCGGTCGCGCCGCCGCTAAGAACCGTCAACAACAAGTCAAACATCACCAAGCCCTCGCCGGCCCTAAATCTATGTGGATGAAAGAATGATAATTAAGCCCAAAGCCGCTAAAGCCGCTATCAACAGCAGCCCGATGTAGAGCGTCCTTTTCTCCGAGCGTGAGAGGAATATCAAAGGCGTCTCCCAATCGATGCCTGCTAAGGGGAACTCCACCGCACCGCGCGTTGTGGTAGGCGGATCGGTATGCAGAGTTTGGCGAAAAAGGGCGTCCGATTTTTTCCCGAAAGCTATCCAGCGCGCGTAGCGCCGCTGTGTTGACCAATATCTCGCCAGTGCCTTTGCACGCGATTTCACGCGGCGAAAAAAACTTGCAAGGCCACGCATCTTCTGGAACCTCCGACCAGTGGGCATAAATCACGCAACATCCCCTAGAAGATCAATCGAGCAAATGTGCCGCGCCCATTCACCATATTCGTTGTGGTGAATAATCATCTTCATATCCCGGCCCGACAGATAGCCGCCACCGACGGCCCAGGCGTCGCCAGGGGCCAAGGTGCGGAACTGCTCGACCTTGCAGCCGTTGAACTCGTCAAGGCTGTCGTGGTGGTGGTGGCCCCGGTAGAAATAGCGGTGTCGCGTCTCGCCCCAATCCGCCGCGCGCTCGGTCGCCATGATGCCGGGCAAGTCGCGGTCCTTGGTGCGGTGGCCGTGGGTGATGCCGATCAGGGTTTTCCCATGTCGGATATAATGGCGGGGGGTTGGCTGGTCGTGGATAACGACGCGGGGTTCTTTCTCGTAGATGTTGGCCAGCATGATCGCCAGCGCCATGGAAAGAACGTCGTCATGGTTTCCAATCGCGTTGACGACTTCGACCGTTTGATGGGTCTTCAGGCCCGTCTCGATGCACTGGCGCATGGCCGCGACGCCAACGCGGATGACCTTCGGGAGCCTTGTGTCCATGTCTAGGACGTTGCCGCTGCGCGCCGTCTTACCCTCTAGGTTGTCGGCGTGGAAGAAGTCGCCAAGGTTGGCGATCAGCAGGCGGTTGGCCGTGGACAGCCTGACAAGATGGTCAACGGCGGCGCATAAGTCCCGGCGCGCAATATCAAGGTTGAAATCGTTCCCGGTTTCTTCGGCCCATGAATACATGCCGAAATGCGGATCGCCAAACGGGATGACGGCGAGTAAATCATCCCGCCCGAATTTCGATTGCTTTACCGGCTTGATCTTCGGCAGTGACGAGCAAAGTTCCTCGACCAACTCGCGCTGGATTTGTTCTTGCCGCTCCTGATCCGCCGTGGTCTTGACCCATTGCATCCGGGCGTCGCCGGTCTGCATGTCGTAGAGCGTAGACGTACCCTTGACCCTGAACCCCGGCGCGGCACAGTGGATCATGTCGTGGTCGGGGGAATACCCGTAAGCTGCGGCCTTTTTCAGCACCGCCGCCTTGACCTTACTAATGTATGCTTTATCGACGCCGAGCGCCTTTGCCGCCGTGCGCTCCGAGCCTTGGTCCTTGAGCGCGGTCAGCACTTCCCATTGTCGCGGTGTGCTGTACTGCTCAAGGTTCGGGTCGATTTGGTACACAAATCACCTCACAGGCTGTTGTTAGGATCGACCCACGGCTTGCCCGCCCGCCATGTGTTCACGACGCTCTTAGGCGCCTCCAGGGCGTCCACGGTGCGGCCCGCAAAACCGACAATCACAAAGTGCTTGCCGCTCCCCGGCTTGGAGAAAATTCGCACCACATCAGCGATGGCACGGGAGGCCGGCGGGCTGGCGTTATACCCCTGCATGAAAAGCTCGACCGCATCGGGGCCAAGGTCTTCCTGCGTCACGCCGGGGTTGCGGGTCTTTACCAGCGCATCGAGGCATTGAACAATCCGCGCCTGATAGATTGGCGGGAGTTTCGAGCAGTCCACATCCGCGCGAGCGGGGGTAGAGAGGATTAGGCCGACCGTGAGGCCGGCCAGGAACTTATAAATTGCATGGGGTGTTCCTTTCATGTCAGTCGAAACATTCCATCTTCTTATTCTCGTCGGAGCCGGCGATTATCGCTTTCCAGTAGCACCACCGCCGGTTATTGATGTCTTGGGTCTGTTCGGCCTTTAGCCGGGTTTCAGCCGCTTCACGCTCCCACTTGGCGACCGCCTCCGGGTTGACCTTCGAGGTCACGTACTGCATTTGGAAATAAACCTGCGCGACCGCCAGCACGATGCCGCCAAGCGTAAGGATCAGCGGCAGCTTGGAAATTAGGCCGCCCCAATCGACTTGCCGACGGTCTGACGCCGGGGCCGTCATCAGTTTTTCCAGGGCGCGGTAATGCCCGCCCGGCCCTCAAGGCGCTGGACCCGTTCCTTCATCTCACGCATGCGTGGCCAAACCGATTGCAGCTGGGCTTCATGCTCGCCGTACTGGCGGTTTAGCGTCTCAATCCTCGCGCCGATCCCCGCCATATCAATGCTGTCGAGCTTGCGCTCCATCGACGCGATACGCGCCTGGATCGACGCGACCCGCTCGTCCATCCGCGCTTGGCCCTTGACCAGATCAGTGATAGTGACGCCGACCCAACCGACAATCGCCGTAAGCACGACGGCGATGCCGGTCTGCAAGTGACGTTCAAAGCCGTTGCGGCTGGATGTATCTTCGCTCATGCCGACCTCATGTCAGAGCGCGGTCCGAGCTTCTTCCGGTGCCGCAAGTGCGCGGGCTTGGTGCGCCGCTTAGTGACGCGGCGGATTGGTTTTGTGTTTTCGACCTTCTTCGCCATTACTTCGCCCTCGCCTGTGCTACGCCTGAGCCGCCTATAGCGACGGCAGTCTTGCCGACCGTCTCTTGTGATGCGTTTTGAGGGCGTTCTTTAATACTCATCACGACACCTATTGATCCGGAAAAGCCGCTGTCGGCGGGGTGAATGCTGACGTGTACCGGGCCACGCCCTTGGTGATACGAATGTCGTCAATGGAACCCGGCCAATCGTTCGTTGTGCCGCGACCGTCGTGGCCGATGAACAGTGTCGCCGCACTAGAAAAATTCGGGCTAAACCCTGTGCTAGATGCGACCAACACGCCGTCCTGATAGAGCCGGTTGGTCGTGCCGTCCCATGTATAGGCAATGTGCGTCCAGGTGTTGATCGTCATGTCGGTGCCAGAAGTCATAACTTCTGTATTGTCAGTTCTAACGGTCATCCGCTTAGCTGTGCCACCGATGTTCAACAGCCAGCCGGTGTCGTCTGCGCCGCCGTCGCGCGTACCCATCAAGGCCAGGTTGGTGCCCGCCGCGCTGGTCAGGTATGCCCAACATTCAATAGTGAAGTCATCGGTGTCGATCTGCACACCGGACGCGACCGAGAGGTAATCCCCGCTTCCGTCAAGCAACAACGCGCCGGTGCCGTATTTCTTGATCGCCGTATCGACTTGGGCGTTACCGTTGGCAACGATAGCCTTGCCACTGTCCGAAACATCGGTGAATGTCGTCGCCTCGTCCGCACCGTCGCAATGACACTGAAAAATAACGCTTGCCCAATAGGGATCGACAATAAGTGTTTTGCGGATAAAATTGATTATCTGCACGTTACGGCAACCTAAACTGCATCTCGACCAGCAGACCCTTTGCCGCTGTCGTATGCACTGCGTCAACGTCGATCCGCAATTGGTCGCCAGTAGCAACGTCATCGTTGTTGGTGTCGATGGCCGCAGGAGTTGTAGCCGCAGAGCTATCCGTGTCACCACTGTCGATAGTAATTTTCGTGGTCAGCATGTCGGCGGCTTGAGTGACGTTATGGATTTGAATATCCATCGTGCCGGTTGTTCCAGCCGTCTGACACGATGCTGCAACACCAACCAGGTCGAAGCCGTTGAGCGTCGAAGGGATGCGGAGAAAGATGTCGCCCGCGCCGTCGCCGGTAGCGCAATCGGTGGCGTCCGAGAACACAAGCACCTGATAGATCGCCGTGCCGTAGTTGGATCCGGCAAGGCCGTCAGGCGTGACTGCTTGAGTGGCGTCGGTTCCTGTATTGGTTTCAGCGGAAGTCGCAAGGCTGGCGGAATCAATCGACGTTGCGGGCGGCGTCAAAAGCTGGAAGTTGTCGGCGCTCGCCTCGTAGGCCACCATGACAATCTGACCGGCCACAATATCGCCAGCAGCGAGTGCCACGTTGTAGCGCTTCACCACCGCCTTAGCCCCGACGCTATCGATGTTGAGCGTGACCGCCCCGGTGTTGGTGCCGCCCGCCTCGAAGATGAACACCTGGCCCTGGGCGTAGGCCGAAATCGTCCGTGCGGCAGACAGCGTAACCGTGTCAGTGCCGCTGGAAACAATCGACCCGTTCGTGTCCGCGTACCATCTGGCGATCATGCCTTCCAGCGCGCGGGCGCCGTTGTTGACAGAACTAAAGGTCTGCCCTTCAGGGAATCGCCCGGTGTTCGACGCATCCGTCGTGCTAAGGTCTTCGATTTCAGCCATGGTTTTGTTCCTGTCGTTTTCACATAGAAAAACCCGCCGAAGCGGGGTAAGGTGGGGCGCATGAGTCGAATGGGCTTACTCAACCTGATTGTGGTAGCCGCGCTGGTCGCCATGGGCCTCGGATTCAAGGCCATGGGCGAAACCTTCGCGTTCGGCTTTATTGTCGGTGGTCTTTTCTTCCTTGTTGGCTATCGCCTCTTGAATGGCGAATGGCCAAAGGGGTTTTAGAGCCTTGGCCCCAACAGGCCTCCGGCCAGCCCCGACGCACCAAGCAACCCGCCCTGCAATGTGTTGCCGCCCTGGATGTTTACGCGCGCCCTGTCTTCAAGCTGCTTCAACAGAAGCCTTTTGACCACCGGGTCGGACTCGAAATAGACGCGGCCCAATTCATCGGCAACGGGTTGCGGGTTCTGCATCCGGCGCATGATGTTTCTGCCTGCACCCAACGCCGCGCTGCCGAAATCGCCCTTCGCAGCGTCAGTAAGGGGCGCGGGATCGAACCCAAGCTCATCCATTGCCGCCGTGCGCTTCGCCGTTGGCGATCCGCCCAACACTCTGTTGGTTTCCGCCTTGACGCCAAGCATCTTCATGCGGTTTTCCCACTGCTTGAAAAGCTGTTCATTCGGGAACACCGCCTTAAGCCTGTTCAGCTTGTCGGGAACATCTAGGAAGTCGGGAATCTTATTCGCCCCAACCTTTTTCGACTCGACTGCCCTGCGCATTTCGCGGCTAACGCCCTCTCGGAATGCCTGCTGCTCTGTCGGCTTCATCTTGGCGAAGCCCGCAACAACCTCGTCGGCGTCACCACGGAAGAACGCGCGGCCCGCTTCCATCGCCTCCTCGACGGCAGAGTCCCCGGCGTAAATCTCGCGCGCCTTGGCGTAGGACGGATTGGCCGCGTCGAGGGCGTCGCGGTACTGGTTGCGAAGGTCGCGCAACGCCGTCGCCATTTGCGTGTCACCTGTCCGGTACGCGCGCGAAACCCTGTCATCCAGCGCCCGCTTGACGAAATCCAAGGACTCCATATCGGGGATTGACAGTTTCTTTCCCTTGATCGCGGCAAGTTTGGCTGCGTCTTCCATGGCGTCCTGGATTGCGGGGTTCTGAAGAAGGCCTTGAACTTCCGGCGTGTTCAACCTTTCCGCCGGCATCTGATAAGCGGCTTTGTACGCATCACCCGCACGCTCGCTCTTGCCCTTCATCAGATCGGTGATTTTGGTGTGATAATTCCCCTCGGTGCCCATGTATTTGTTAGTCATGTCAATGATGCGCTCGTGTTGGATGCGCTGGCGGGGGACTAGCGTTTGCGATGCCTTTTGCCGAGCCGCGCCCGACATCTGCACGGCTGCATCGGCTCGCGTCGCGACGGCCTGCCCACCGGCATCCGCGAACACCGCATCATCGCCAAGGTCGTGCAGCTTCACCTTGAACTGGTCAAGCGTAATGGCGTCGTCGTCCAGGTCTTTCATCAGGCGGCGAAGCGCGGCAGAACGCGGGCCGTTGCCCCATCGACGCATGACGGCATCGACCACCGGCTGCCCGTACTTGGCGGCAAGTGACGTGATAATCGGCGCGCTCATGCCAAGACCGCCGCCCAATATGCCGCCGCTTATCGCGCCCGCCGTCCGGTCCTTGTTATTTTCCAGCGCTCCGGCGCCCGCGCCGATCAAGCCACCACCGACCAACCCTTTGATGGTTGCGGGAACCTTTTCGAGCGCCTTCATGCCGACAGTCTTTGCTAGGGCGGGACCGCCGGAAGCAACGCCGCCGGCAATTTCCGTCGCCGTTCCGAGAACGGGGTTGTTCGACAAGAACGCTTTGCGCGCGGTTTCATCCTTGTTCAGCGCGTCTTGGTAAGACTTGCCGAAGTTGAACTTATCCCATCCGCCGGTTAGTCCAGCGGCGATGGCGTCGCCGGTAGCCGCACCCAAGGCGCCAACCTCCTGGCCTGCACCCATGGTGACGCCGTGCATAAGCGCGTCGGTAAAGCCGTATTTGGTTTTGCTCTGCACGTGCACCCACCCCTTGCCGTCAAACGCCAAGGACTCCCCGGTCTGCGGGTTGGTGGCCATCTTTGCCGGCGACCAATTTCCGCTTGCGTCGAGGAAAACGGTCTCGCCCTTATCGTTCTGCGCGATGGGCATTACTTAATCACCTGAAAGCCTGGGGGAAGCGGGGGAAGGTCGTCTATGGCATCGCGCGCGGAGTCGCGGCCCGGAACACCACCGGCCAAGTCGTAAATGACGCGGTTCGGGTCGAGCTTGTACATTTTGGCGAGGTTGCCGTACCGATCCTTGTGCCGCTCGTATAGCTTGGCCTGCTGGTCGTAGAGTTTTTGCGACCTGTTCACGAACTGCGCGCGCTGGTCGGTGTTCAACCGTTCGCCTCGCAAGACGCGGTTGTACATCGACACGACCTGACCCGGCACGCCGGTTGCCTGTTGCGCGGTGGCGAATTCACCCTCCCGCACGGTCGAGCCGGGGTCGAGCATCTTCATATAGTTGAAGATCATCGCCAAATCGCCGGCAGCATCGGGCTGATCCGCCGAAACCACGATACGGCTGTACGCATCGCGGACCTTCAGGAAATCCTCTGCGCCCTTGGTGAACTCGCCGCGAAGTTTGGTTTCGTTGTCGAAGCTCTTATCCTTTTCGGGGTCCATCGGCTTTTCAACGCCGGGGAACACGCGGGCGCCGTCATCGAGATAGCGAAGATACCCGGCGGCATCCTTGGCGGTTTTTCGCTCGGTCGAGACAAGCCTGGACGCCTCCGCCCGCGCCTGTTCCGGCGTGATGACGCCCGCGTCCAAGTCGGACTGAATCTTGCCGTAATTGGTATAAGGAGTGACCTCCCTGAACATATCCCGCGCGGCAGCTTGGCCGTAGGCGTCGGGGTACGCCTGGGCCAGTAAGGCCCCGCGATCCACCGGCTTGCCGGCCATATCACGCCCGCCCATGGCCTGCGTATTGACAAGCCGGTCCCGCGCAAGCCGCATCTGTGCCTTGCGCTCGGCGTCGGCCTGCTGCGCCTCCATCTGCTGCTGCATGTTTACAGCCTGAAGGCCCTGCATCTGCTTGCCGATGGCGTCGTTCAGATAACCACGGTAGCCCTGCTGGAATGCCTGCCCGCCCGCAGCCATGCCACGGCCAAAGCCGCCCGGCTGTGTGGACGGCGCGGATCCGGCCATCAACTGGCTGCCAAGCCCGAGAAGGCCCTGGTAAAGCGCCTGTTGCTTGTCGCCCTGCGAAACCAGCAGGCCGTACTTCGAAAGATCAATGGCCATGCGCTTCTTCTCCTACTGCGGCCAAATGCCGTTTTGTCCGAACAGCGTCCCGGCGATGCCCGCCGCCGTCGCGCCCATGCCCAAGGCGTTTCCGACAGGGTTGGAATAGATCGGGGATTGCTTCGTCGATTGCCCGCCGAACGAACCGCCGGCCACCATCGACATATACTGCGCGAGCGCGTCCTTGGGCGCCTGCTGCTGCTGATAGTAACGGTTGATGTCGTCTTGGAGGTTGGCACCGGCCTGGGCCTCGCGCGTCTGACCGACCTGGGCCAGTTGGGCGATGTCGTTGTAATCGTTCGCCGCATAACTCGGGGCCAAAGTCCCGGCCTGCAACATGCGCTGGCGCTCGTCGCCGTAGTTCTGATACGACATGGCCCCGGCAACGTCCCCAATCTGCCGCGTGAGGGCCTCGCCGGCCCGCTCCTGCATCTGGCCCTGCAAGCCCGAGCCGTAGCGCCCATGGCCCGCAAAACCGCTCTGGATGCCCGGCAATACCGTCTCCTGGAAGTTCTGGATCATCGGGCGGGTGGCTGCGTCAATGGCGCTGTTCAGGTAAGGGTTGGCGTTCAGGTAGTTGCCCTGCAACGTCCCCTGCGCCATCTGGTTGGCCGCACCCATCACCGGGGAACCGGAAAGCGCGCGGTTCTCCTGCATCCCCAAGGCTTGGGTGGTCTGGTTGGAGAACGGCACTACCGTTGAATTGGGGTAATACTGCGTCGGCTTGTTGAGAATGTCCGACTCCGCGCGCTCAAAGCCCTTGGTCAGATACGGCTCTTGGCCGCTCCACGGGCTGTTGTTCTGAACTACGGTTTGGGTGCCGCTCGGGGTGCTTCCGCTATCAGACATTTTACTCTCCTAGCCGAGAAGGCCATAAGGCGGGATGATGAATTGGTTGCCGGCCCAATAACCCTGCTTCGGCTGACCATAGGTCGGCGGGGTGGCCTGAACCGGGTTCAGGAGCGACGGCGGCGGCGTGTAGAGCGTTTGCTGGGCGTATTGCCGAGAAACACGCGGGTCGGTGCCGCCGGGCGAATCACTTTGTCCCCAACCCCAGCCGCCAGCCATGCCTTGGGTGCCAAGCGCGCTGGTGTCGCTCAAGCCCGGATGGCCCTGCGGTTCGCCCATCTGACCGAGCGGCGCGTTGCCGATCATCGTGCCGATTGCAAGGCCGGGAAGCCCGCCAATGGCCATGCTTGCAAGCATACCAAGGGCTTTTTGACCCACCTTTCCGGCGGTTATATTGGGCATGTCGAATGACATATCGCCAAAACCAAACCCTGGTGTCGGTGGGCTAAAGCTCGGGTCAAAATTGTCGTCATCAAAGCCGCCGGAACCCGAATCGCCGGTCGGCCCTGTTGATGGCCCGGCCATGCCCTGCGTATTCGATGCGGAATCATCGCTTAGGCCCGGATGCCCCTGCCCCTCGTCACTGGAACCGTCACTGGAACCGCCATCGTCGCCAAAGCACCAAAAGCGGTCCGGCATGTCTTCCCCGGCCAAAAGCCGATCAGTCAATTTTCGCACACTTCCACTCCTGTACTCTGCCGCCCTTCCAATGGCGGCGGCTGCGCCCCGGTCGGCGGTATTTCGCGGTCAACACCTTTTGCGCGACCCTTGCCACCCGGTACGCGCTGCCAAGTGCCGCCATGTAGAAAATCCAAAGGTTGTTACCGCTGTTAAGGTCGCCCGCCGCTATCGTGCCGGTGCGCTCGTAGCGCTCGCTCGCCTCGTCGGACAGCAGGCCCCAAATGAAAAATCCCGCCTCGCGCGGAACCATGTGATAGTTCCCAAGCTGGATGCTCGGGGCCAGGGTCATACGGACGAACCGCAACGGTAAATCGTGAAAGTTTTCGGTATGGGCCAGGACAGAGACGATCCGCCCGAAGTCCCGATATTGCCGGTTGTTCACCCGACCAATACCACCTTGAATGTCTTATCCGTGTTCGCGTCGTTCGCGTGCGCCAGCGTCATGCTGCCGTTGGTGTTGCTTGTCCGGTACGGCATGGCGATAGCCGCCGCGTTCGCCGTGACGGGGATGCAGATTGCCGCCGAATAAGGCCCGATGCGCGGGTCCGTGACCGTCGTGGAGGCCGCGTTCGCGGTAAGCGTCACGTCCAGCACGTTGTTGGTCTTGCCGGTGTAGACGCCCCGCAGAGAGGCGTTAAGGCGTTCATCGTCGGTGCGCGGAACGGGGAACTCGGAGACGGTCATATTCCGCCCCTTGCCATCCACGCGCGGGCGATGGCGGGCGTTACCGCGTCATCCTGCGTCAACAGCCCAGGAACGGGGGAGGCGTTGGCGCCGAACGTCTCGCCGTTGCGCTCCAACAGCTTCATGCGGTTTAGAACGTCTTGGTCCCATGTGACGTAGTTGCGGGTACGGTCATCAACCATATCCCCAAGGCGGAATGTGACTTCACCATCCCCCATCTTGTTTAATTCAGCTAACTTTGCTGCTGCTATATCCGCACTCCCGACAACATTTTGATAAACCGCGCCGTCACTTTCTCTAATGATTGGGAAGTATGGCCCATAATCGGAACGGCTCATGCCGTCGAGGTATTTCAGGCCGGGGATGCCTGCTTTAGCTAGGGCTTCGGAGGCGGCCTGTCTACTAGAACCTCTTGCTGCCGCCCTCATGTCTGCCGTGGCGTCTAAAGGCCAATCAATAGCACCATTCCTGTTCATCAATTCTTCGTAAAGCCACCGACCCGTTACTTGG